TTTAGCTCTTCCGCCAGAAGCTAGTTTTTGTCTTGGGTTAGTTGTTTGTGTATTATATCTTGGATTTGCCATATTATTTTCCTCCTTTTAAATATGCTCTACCGAAACCACGTTTTGCGGCTCCAGTTCTAACAGCTGTTTTTTTACCTTTAACTATTCTACCACCTTTTTTAGCAGAAACTCCTCCTCCTATACTAGTATCTCCTAACATAGAATCTTGAAATACTTCTACGGGACGTTTTTTGTAAAAGTTATTACCAAGCATAGCAGGTTTTTCATTTCTGCTAGCATAGTGTTGTTTGTTTAAATATTGTTTTCCACCAGCTGTAATTCTACCATCGTCTCTAACATAAATACCAGGAGTATCTATTCCGGACCTTTTAGATGGTATTCCTTTTTTAGCACCTTCAATGGTAAATACTTTTCCATCTTTTACTCTAATAGACTTTTCATTTAATTTAGGTCTAGCAGGCATACTATCCATAATTGTAGTTTTTGTAGAAACAGGAGTCGCAACAACTGTTTCTTTAAATTCTATGTCATTTTTTGGCATATTATCCATAATAGTAGTTTTAGTAGAAACAGGTTTTTTTTTACTACCTAACATAGCAAGTGCACCTAAAGCACCTAATGCTCCAAGAATTTTTTTATTTCTTCTTCGGGATTTTTTGCTCA